CGCAAATCTAACCTCAATCTGTCAATCAAATAGTTTCCGGCATGACAAATAGAGCTACGCGGGCGGGTGTGCGGGCGGGATATCCCGTTAGTTTATCCGGTGGGGTTGTTTTGTGGTGGTGTTCTGGTGGGTGCCTTGGGATCGGTGATGGGGGCAAAAATAAATACATTGTGGGTCAGGCGCACGCAAGGGCCACCCCACCCCCCCGGCATATGCTAGCAAAGGCCCGACAGATTTTACCCTGTTGAGGTTATCGATATGACTAAAAAACAACCCCTCTGGGGTACCCCTAAGGGGGATACCGTGTTTCCCCAGAAAGAAACCCCTACGCAGGGCAGCGAAGGGGATGTGATATAGGTTTACCCGGCAGGACTTAGTCCTATCATACAGTCAGAATCACGTTTTGTCAAGAAAAAAGCTCCCGACTACTCCCTTTATATTTTTATTGTTGACTTATAGATATATAATCTGTATACTTTGGTTGTGGGGCTAGATACATCTAGCACATCCCGACAGATTTCCTCTTGACTTGTAACAACAGGGCGATGTAGGCTAATAAATCGGTCCCACAACTCCTAAAAAAGAGCTAATCCCATGTTTGAAGCATCCCTACTCGTTTGTTTAGTCGTTTCACCCGAAACCTGTATGCAATTAGACGACACACAGGGTCCACACGCCTCGAAAAACGAGTGTGAACAGCGGGTAGAAGAGATGGCAGAGTTTGCTATATCAGCTAATCTGTTTGAATTGGACATCAAGTGGAAATGCACACAAACATCAGGACTGAAAGTCAAGTTTTATGAACCTTCTACCTCAACAAAGACAAAAAGATCGACAGCTTACCCCACAACAGAATCAGTTCCTAGAACTTCTCTTTGAAAATGGCGGTCAGGTAACTGCCGCCGCTGTAGATGCAGGGTACTCACGGGGTTCAGCCGCATGGTTGAAGGCCAGCCTTGCTGACGAGATCATTGAACGCACCAAAACCATCCTAGCTACCAACGCAATGAAGGCAGCTAACCGCGTGATCTCGACTATAGACAACCCCGCCCCAGAACGAGGTGATGAACTACGCCTCAAAGCCGCAGAGTCGCTCCTGAACCGCGTAGGAGTGGCAAAGCAGGAACAAATCAACCACAACGTAACGGCAGTACACGGCGTAGTCCTGTTGCCACCAAAGAAAGAGGTCGTGATCGATGCGGAGTGATCGTGAAATACTAAAATTGGCTAATGAAAACATAAAAGAACTAACAAACGAAGAGTTTGATCGTTACAATGAATTAATAAAGATGCCTATCACAGAAAGATACGGCACAGGTAAAATGGCAATGGGCGGTAAAGCTTGTCGTGGTCGTAGCGCGGCGTCTAGCGCGGAGAAGTCTTAGTGGCAGGACGCCCAAAAAAGGACCCCGACGCACCCAAAGCCACGTACAACCTGTCTGTAAAGGAACGTGCGCGTCGTGCTGTCCAAAAGAAACTAAACGCAGCCAAGCGTCGTGCTAAAAAAACAACAAAAGCAGCAGAAGACAAACGACGTTACGCCCGCAGACTAGAAAACGATATAGGCAAAGTAGAGAAAGCCCTTGTTGGAAAAGAGACAACAGTTATCGACAAAGGTGATCTTACTGATTTACCTGCTGCGGTTGCCGACCTCGTTGAAGATAGCGAAGTTGTATTCCAACCAAACCCCGGTCCCCAAGAAGAGTTCCTTTCCGCTGGTGAACGTGACGTGTTATATGGTGGGGCTGCTGGCGGCGGTAAGTCGTTTGCCCTTCTTGCCGATCCTCTTCGTTACTGCCACAACCCTAACCATCGTGGCCTACTGCTTAGACGTACTCTCGACGAACTAACCGAACTGATTGACAAGTCACGACAACTGTACCCCAAAGCGTTTCCCGGTGCAAAGTTTCGTGAGTCAAAGTCTACGTGGCACTTCCCATCTGGTGCAACCATCTGGTTCACCTACCTCGACAAAGACAAAGACGTAACACGCTTTCAAGGACAAGCGTTTAACTGGATAGGTATAGATGAAATCACACAGTATCCTACACCGTATGTGTGGGACTATTTGCGTTCTAGGCTTCGTTCTACTGATTCTGAACTTCAGCAACACCTGTACATGCGCTGCACAGCCAACCCCGGAGGTGTGGGTGGCTGGTGGGTCAAAAAGATGTACATCGATGGAACACCAGAAAACAAAGCTTACCCTGCTTTTGACCTAGACACGGGCAAGCCGTTTGTTTGGCCTCACAACCACGAAAAGGCAGGACAGCCTCTGTTCTATCGCAAGTTCGTTCCTGCACGGCTGACAGACAATCCGCACCTTATGGCAGACGGACAGTACGAGTCCATGCTACGATCACTTCCCGAAGTTGAACGCAAAAGACTTCTTGAAGGGGATTGGGATGTAGCAGAGGGAGCAGCCTTTCCTGAGTTCTCACGAACAAAGCATGTGGTCGAGCCGTACGAAATGCCAACCAACTGGCCTCGTATACGGATGGCTGACTACGGCTACGCTGCACCGTCGTGTGTCCTGTGGGGTGCAATCGACTGGGACAACAACATCTGGATATATAGAGAATTATACGAAAAACACTTGACAGCAGAGCAATTAGCTGATAGAATACTAGAAGCAGAACAACTTGACCCAGTACCACATTACACTGTATTGGATTCTTCGTGTTGGAACAAGACAGGCTTTGGCCCATCCATAGCAGAAGTAATGATGCGAAGCGGAGTCAGGTGGACACCATCTGATCGTAATCGCATACAAGGCAAGATGGAAATACACCGACGCCTAGCCGACAATCCCTACACAAAAGAACCCCGCCTACGTTTCTTTTCTACATGCCAGCACATAATAAAACAAGTAGCGGGCATACCCCTGTCTAAAACAAACAGTGAAGATGTAGATACAAAGGCTGAAGATCACGCATACGACGCGCTGCGCTACGGGATGATGACACGCATGAGTGGCTACGTATCTATACACCAGCAACTCAACTCCATAAAGAACCACGTACATCAAGTACAAGATGAAGTATTCGGATACTAAATGGCAAAAACTTTTCAAGAATTATCTATTGAGATAACTCAAAAGGCAAAAGCTGGCACTCTTACTATTGGAGAAGCTATAAACTTTGCATCTAATTCTATTGTGCCTATGCCAGAAGGATACGCTAAAAATAAAAAGGGGGAGTATCCGGCCCGTAATAATAT